GAATGGGCCGGTGGCGTGGTGGATGCGATTGTGGTCAATCCGCTCGACTGGGGCGAGCTGCAACAGTACGAGTACCTCAACAACGCGGTCAACCCGGTCATCACCGCCACAAGCTTTAACGGCTATCCGGTCGTCAAGTCGCGGTCACTGGCGGCTGGTCAGGCCATTGTCGGGGATTGGGCATCGGCAGTCGTGCTGTATGTCGGTGATGCGCTCCGCGTTGACGTGACTGAGGCGCTCGGCTTCAAGTCGAACATCGTCACGTTCCGCGCTGAGATGGATGCGGTGGTCCTCGTGAGCCGGCCCTGGCTGATGTACAAGTGCGCCGGACCACTGCCGGTTGTGATTGGCAGCTTCGCGGCACGCTCAGCACCCGAAGGACGCGCTGCTGACGAAACACCCGCCAAAAAGGGCAAAGGGGAATAACCAATGAGCACGATCTGTACGGTGTCTGAGCTGCGGCAATACCTTGACCAGATCGGTGTGAGTGCCGAGAAGGATGCACTGCTGCAGGTCGTGCTCGACCGCGCTGAGGCCACCATCACGCGCTACTTAACCGGCGTGACCATCGAGGCACCCGCGCCGGAGGATATCAAACAGATCACCCTAGAGGTTGCGACCGGCTACCACCAGACACGCGGGGTGGTAGCCGGCACGCAATCGATGGGGCCGGATGGTGTTGTGACGCTCACGCCGTCCGGTGGGTTGACCGGACCACAGAAGGCTGCACTGAGGCAGTATCGGATCGAGCAGGGGGCAATAGCGTTCTGATGGCTGCAGATGACTTCACCCGCGTTGCTGGCCAGCTCGAGCGCCTGGTCCCAAAGACGCTGCCGGATGCGATGCACTCGGTAGTCCTGCAAGGTGTGGCCATTATGAAACGTGAGACGCCGCGCAAGACAGGCCGGCTGTCGAGGTCGATTAATGGCCGGGTCGAGCAGGGCGGCAAACGGGGCATCGTGGATACGAACGTTGCCTATGCGACTGCGGTAGACGAAGGGTCACCACGGCGCGACATCGTACCTCGACGAGCAAAGGCGCTGTTCTGGAAGGGTGCGCGGCATCCGGTCCGCAAGGTCACGATACCAGCGCGCAAGGGGCGCCACTTCAAGCAACACACGGTAGAACGACTGCGACCGATTGCCGAGAAGGAATTGAGCAGCGTCTTTGGGAAAGCATTGGGGCAAATAAAGTGAGCGCAGTAGCAGCCAGGCAAGGACTGATTGAGTGCATCAGCACGATCACGAGCCTCCACGTCCTCGATGCTGAACCCTTCTCCCTGCAAGAGCGGCCCGCCGCGATTATCTCACTCATCGGCGGCACGTTCTCCCCAACTGCCCAGGTGAACCCGCGCGTGTGGCGCTTTGCCGTGCGGGTCTGCGTTGCATTGCAAGATCCGGTCGAGGCTGAGGCCGAGTTGGTTCCTTATGCCGACCTCATTGGAGAAGCGATCCGGGCCGATATGACGCTCGGAGGGAAGGCATCGGTTCTGCGGGGGATGGAACTCAGCAGTGAGGGCGGTGACGGCTACTACACGGTCAACGATACGACCTACCGCTCGATGGTGTTTCGGCTCGATGTAATGGACAAACTGTAAAGGGGAAAATCTATGCCAGTTTTCCGATATTTTGACGCATCAAAACTTGAACCGGGCGACAGTCTACCGCTCGGCGTACCGGCGCGTGACCTGACGGAGGACGAGTACAACGAGTTCCCTGAGCATGTACGCACGAGCATTGATGCCTGGGCAGCATTCCGGAAGACGAAGCCGAAGGCATCCAAAGACGAGCCGGAACCCGCAGCGGAGCCGGAACCAACCGATGAGGCCGCACCCGTATAACGCAAAGTTGTAGTCGAGCTACAGCAGGAGGAACCCAAGATCGAAATTGCATTTGAGGAATTTTTAGGCGCCCTGGAGGTCACGCGCGGGACGGTGATCCCGGTACCAACCCACTCATTCTATCTGGGCGGGACCATCCAACAGGCGTTCGATGTGTACCGCAAGACGATCACGGACGGCACGCTGGAACTGTACGCATCGGAGACGATCACCCGCAAGTGGTCGGAGTGGCAGGTGGCCGGCGCGATTGATACCTACAATGCGCCGTTCTGGTTCAATATGCTGGTCAAGCCAGTAACCACTGGTGTGGCACCACCAGGGGGCACGACGTCGCGGCTGTGGACCTTCACGCCGATTGTGACCTCTGATGTGCAGAAGAGCGCAACCCTGTTCTTTGGCGACCCGAACGTGCAAATCTGGCAAGCCGCCTATAGCATGGCCGATGCCTTCACCATCACGAGCGATGCGACAGGGACCGACCCGGTGATGATTGAGATCAACGGCATGGGGCAACCGATGACGAAGGTGTCCGATCCGGTTGTGCCGACGCGGGCGGTTGGGGATGCGCTGCTCCCGACCTATATGCAATGCTGGATTGATACCGGGGCAGGCGTCATTGGTACAACCGAGGTTGTCTCACGCCTGGTATCGGCAACGCTCTCGGCAGACCTGACACGGACACGCAAGTTCCTACCAGGCGGGCCGACGAGCGGTCTGAGCTTCAACCGGACGGGTGTCGGCAAACGCGCCGCAACCAGCACCCTACGGTTTGAAGTGCCCGATACCGCTGAGTGGGATCTGATGGACGCCGGTACACCGTGCAAGGTCAGGGTACGGATCAGCGGGGCGCCAATCGCGGCTGATCCTGGCCAGTATCACTATATCCAATGGGACATTTTTGGAATTATGGCCGAACCCGCCTGGGGTGAGTTCGAAACCACGAACAGAACATTGGACGTGACGATAACATCAACCAAGGACGCAACTGTCGGCTATTCCTGGGCGCTTTATTGTCAAAGCAACAGGACCACACTATGATCTCGGCATTTGTGGATACAACCCGGCTGGCCGTGACAGACGGTGACGATACGATCTATATCAAGCCACGGATGGACTACGGGACGTGGTGCAGAGTGCGGGACACGCTGGCACGCATGGCGATAGCCAACGGCCAGGTCGGAGAGCTGCACGTCACGACCGGCTCACAGGAGCTGGCACTGGCGATCCATAACATCGTCGGTTGGGATGGACCCGCGTTCGTTGACCCGATGACCAAACGCGCCGTTCCCTGCACACCGGAGAACATCGAACGATTAGAGCGGATGTTGCCAGTGTTTATCAAGGCGCGCGAGAAGATCAACGAAGTCAACACGGATGCGATGCCCGACCCAAACGTATTGACCGCTGGCTCGCAGTCCTCGATGGTAAGGCTGGTGAGACCGGCGGACGTTATGACCTCCACGTGATCTTCGCGGATGCGTATAACTGGACACCGGATCAGGTTGACCGGATGCCCGCGCAGTTTGTCGCTGAGCTGCTGGCCTACCGGACGGCGCAAGGTGATCATGCCGTGCAGGAGGCCGACCTTGATACCAAAGCGCGTGAGCGCAGACAGAAAGCACTCATCACGAAGCGAAAGATCGCCATGATGAAACGCAGGAACGGCAATGGCTAGCACTGCTGAACTGAACCTGGTCATCGGCGTTGTCGATAAGGCCTCCGCTGGTCTGAGCAAGATCGGCGGCAGTCTCGGCACGATTGGGAAAGCGGTGGGCGGCCTGGCGTTCGGCGGTGCAATCGTGGGGGCGGGTGCGCTCGGCACTGCACTGGTGAATGGCATTGGGGATGCGCGCGAAGCCAATCTGGTATTCGCACAAACGCAGGCAGTTATAAAAAGTACCGGAGGGGCAGCCGGCTTTACTGCCGATGAGATCGCGGATATGGCCGGTGAGCTATCGGCGGCGTCCGGTAAATCCCTCTTTGGGGATGATGATATCCAGCGCGGCCAGAACATGCTGCTGACATTTACGAATATCAGTGAGAAGTTACCGGATGCCACGCAAACGATGCTCGACATGGCGACGGCGATGGGAACGGATGCGGAAGCCGGCGCTATCCAGCTCGGCAAAGCACTCAATGACCCAACCGAGGGCATATCGGCATTGACCAGGGTTGGTGTGACCTTCACCGACCAGCAGAAAGAACAGATCAAGACCATGCAGGACGCCGGCGATATGGCCGGTGCGCAAGCGGTCATCCTGGCAGAACTCAACAAAGAGTTCGGTGGGAGTGCCGAGGCCGCGGCCAAAGCGGACGGCGGCTGGGCGCAACTCAAGGACCGCATGGGTGAGATGGCCGAGAGTGTCGGCTCTGCGGTCCTCCCGGCATTGAATGATGTGGTTGGTGGATTGAACGGCATGGTGACGGCCTTCGAGGAGGGCGGTCTGACCGGGCTGTGGGAGATGGTGGGGCCGAAGCTGTCCGAGTTCGCTACCAATGTTGGCACCTGGATCACCGAGCAAGGGCCAATCTGGGCGGCAAAGTTGGTTGAATGGGCAACCGCGTTCTGGAACTGGGTCGTTGAGGCGGGACCGCCATTGCTTGCAAAGCTGGCCGAGTTCGGCGCCAAGATGATCGACTGGATCGCATTGCACCTGCCAGTCTGGGCGGCTGAGCTGCTCAAGTTCGGGGTTGCTGCGGTGGTCTGGGTGAGTGATGCGCTGCCTGGTCTGATTGAGAATCTGACGACATTCGCAAGCAAGATGATTGATTGGGTGATTGACCGTCTGCCGGTGTGGGGTGCGAACCTGGCAAAGTTTGCCGCCTTAGCCGCGCAGTGGGTGCTTGATGCACTGCCGACATTGCTTGAGAATCTCGGCACGATGTACGGCAAGCTGCTCACGTGGATACTTGAGACGGTGGTCAAGGTCACGCCTGAGATTGTCAAGCTGGCAGAGAAGTTTGTGAACTGGGTCGATACCGAGGTCATGCCGAAGATACCGGGAGTGCTTGATAAAATCTGGGTCGCCTTGCAGAAGTTTGTCGAGGGTGCGCGGAAAGACCTCGAACCTGAGATCGACAAGTTGTCGAGTGAGTTCTTGAAATGGGTGGACGAGGATGTCACGCCGTTTATCAATGCCGAGCTGGAGAAGATCAAGCAAAAGATCGTGGAATGGCTGGTCGGGATGGTCCTCTGGGCACCGATGGCGTTGAATGGGATTGGCGTCGGCCTGGTGCAAGGGCTGATTGATGGCATCAATTCCAAGATCGACGAGGCACGCGCGGCACTCAACAAAGTCATCGAGATTATCAACAGCATACCGGGCATACCGAACATACCGACCGTTCCTGGCGGCGGCAATGGATCAGGCTTCGGCGGCGGGACCCCCGGCGGCACAACCGGCAACACGCATAGCCAGAGTTTGGGCACGGTTTCACCGCTAGGGGGGATTGGCGGGCTGTCGGGCGGGACAGTCACCACGAACAACATTGTGATCAACCAGCTACCGGGCGAAGATACGCGGATACTGGCGGGACGGGTCGCAGATGAGATTGACCGGCGTAATCGGCTGGCAAGGACGAGATAATGTCGCATACGCTTAGCCTCTCAGATGGCACCACAACGCTTGACTTAGCTATGACCACCGTCGCCGGCTATCACTTCGTCTCGTATGGCGCACCTCGACCCAATCGCAAGCTGGCGCGCGTGTCCGGCTTCCCGTTTGCCGATGGTAGTCGCACGGTAGCGTCAAGCCTTGACGATGTGGCGGCTGAGTTCGTCGTGAACATTGTAGGGACAACCGCAGACAACCTTGACGCGCGCTTCCAGACGCTCATCCTGATGCTGGAGCAGGCGCAACGGTGGGAAGAGCAGCGCATTGGCTCACCCGTCCGGTTGAAGTTCGCGCGCCAGGGTGTGACGCAGCCGAGCTATCGCGTGGTCACTGGCGTTCCGCTGATGCCGGAGCCGATTGCCCAGGATATGAATTGGCTTGACCTGTCGAGTATCGCAACCGAGCTAACCGTACAGTTCACCCTGACGCTGGCACCCGTGGCCCACACCGGAGCAATGAGCAGCATTGCAAGTGCGATAAGTGTGATAAATAGTCCTGGCAATAATGCGATTAATACCGCAGTCGTGCCCGGTGATATGCCGGCGCCGCTTGCGCTGATTGTCACGAATACCAGCGGCGTGAGTTGGTCTGAGGTCTGGATTGCTGAGCTCGGCGATGCGCCAATCATTCACGAGTTCGATACCATCACGGATGCAACGGCAAGCGGCGCGGGGTCGGACGAGTTCGTGGTCACGAGCGGGACGAGCCTGGCGACGGTCACGACCTGGGCGCCGACCACGAATGACCCGGTGCGGGCAATGGCGCGGATCAAGGTGACGGTTGGCACACCGGGCCTGCTGGAGCTGCGCTTCGCACTCATCGGCGGGACAGCCGGCACGATCTTGCAGGTAGCGCAGTGGGTGGCGTTTCCTGGTGTGGTCAACGAATGGTCACTGGTTGACCTCGGACCACTGCTGATTCCGGCGACGTTTACCAATCGTGCCAATCAGGACAACTCCTCCAAGATACTGCTCAGCGTTGAAGCGCGCAGCCGTGACGGGTCATCCGTGACGATCCGGGCCGACTATATCGAGTTCATTCCGATCCGGTCATTCGTGAAGCTCAAAGCGGCCATCGCTACCACACAGAAGTTGATCTATGAATCGGTAGCGCGTGATGATACGTTCGTGTTTCCGCTGGTGAGTCCTGATCAATACGTGACCTCAACGACCGCCGTCCTGGTCCGTAACGCAGAACGATTCGGCGTGCTGCATCCACTGACGCCGGGCGATACGCCGCCGTTCTGGATTGCCATGCACGAAGCAACGCGCCACACTGCCGCATCCGGTGGGACACTGAGCGTGCAAGTGCTGCCGTCATATTCAATTGGATTAAGGGGCGCTGTCTGATGCAAATCAGGGTGCTCGACAAGGACGGCAACCATCCGACCGGACTACCAACCACGAACCTCAAAGCCGATCTCAGCGGGCGCGTGTCTGATGTGAGCTTCACCCATGCCGCGATGTGGGGGCCACTGGAGGCCCGCATCGCGGTAGCTGGCACGTTCGACGAGGGCTATACCGCTGCTGACCGCTGGCTCGGCTGTCCGGTGGAGATATGGTCGGATGCCGGGGAGTGGCTGTGGGAGGGGTTCATCTGGAGTGTCCGGTTTGGGACGGGACGCCGCCGCCGCACGCGCAGTTTAGAGGGGTATGCCGAGTGGGGGCGTATCTTCTACAACTATGTGCCGCTGGCCGGCTTGCCACCGGATGAGCCGCCGCGCACGCTGGTGGTTGGTCCTGATGCCTACGATGGCCGGTACCCAAGCTTCGCCTATACGCTGAGCGGTCTGTGGCCGACTGAGTATGCTCAGCGTAAGGCCGAGTCGTTGCTGGCATCGCGGCAACGGCTGCTGTGGTTGCCTGAATCAAGCGGTGGAGCGCCGGACAGCGGTGGTGAGCCGCTTATTGAGATTGAGTGTCTTGGGTGGTATCGCACGCTGTGGTATTCCCAGTATTACTACTCGGCCACCAACCCGTACGAGCTCGAGTGGGTGCTGGATATCATCCGAACGATTCTGCATGACACGCATCTCGGATCAGCGCCGTACCTGATTGATGATCAGTCGCACATCATCGGGGATAACCTCGACGCGATCGTGCATAACTTCGACAAGTTCGAGCCGCCCGGCGAGATCATCAAGCGGTTGACCAGGCAGGCGGCAGGACCGCTCACCGGAACGAAAGAGTTCATCTTCGGCGTAGGCCAGGGCCGGATTCCCTACCTCCACGAATCGAAACGCTACTCGAGCGCGGTGGACTACCTGGAGCAGCTCGACGGGAGTATCACAGACACCAGCGGCGCACCGATTCCGCTGTACATGGTGCGACCGGATACCGTCTTGCGTCAGGTTGATTTTGTGCCGTCATCAGTCGCTCCTGGCGTGTCGATTGAGAGTATTGAGAACATCTATCTGTCTGAGACAACCTGGTCATCTCCCGGCGAATTGTCCTATAAATCAGGCGTGCAAGGTGTGCTTGGTGAAGTGGAGGATGCTTGAAATTTACTCAGACGGATATCGCAACGCTTGCTACGTGGTTCGTACAGAAGGGTGTAACCGCACTGGCAACGACGTTCACCAATGCCGTGGACATCATGTGGGGCGGCGTGACCCTGATGCTCGGCGCGGATAACGGGCTGGCAACGCGGACCGACGCAACAAGCAAGTTCGCGCGTGTTGCCTCGGCGCATTACACCAACACCGAGGAATCAGTCGCCATGATGCTGGCCACCAACGCCGCGACGGCCAACACGCTGTTCATTGGCGGCGGGACAGCGATACACAATAGCGCGACAACGATACTGCTCTACACCGGCGCCACCTCGACGACCAACACCGGGTCACGGCGAATGACCATTGACGAGGTGGGGAACGTTGGTGTGGGCGGCTCTCCTCCGGTTGGCCGGCTCGACGTGAACGATACGATTGGCGGTGTGTTGACCTTACGCCGGCAGGATGCCTCAGTCACGCTCGATGATACGATTGGCAAGCTGCAATTCTGGGCGGCAGACACGAGCACCACGACCAACTTCGTTGTGGCCGACATCGAGGCTCAGGCGGCCGCAACGGTCACAACCGATATCAACCCCGGCAGATTGATATTCCGGACCACTCCGGCCACCGTAGGGGCCGTACCGACCGAACGGATGCGTATAGCAGCGACGGGGAATATTGGTATTGGTGCTGTGACCACGCCAACCGCGCGCGTGCATATCGCGGCTGGTTCGGCCACTGCGAATACTGCACCGCTCAAGCTCACGGCGGGAACCAACATGACCACACCGGAGGATGGTGCGTTCGAGTATTCCGGTGGTGTTTTGTACTTCACTGTGGGCGCTGTGCGAAAGACAGTTACGCTCGTCTAGGGGGAGTCATGGAGATCAGAATTAATATACCGGACGAGATGGCGCCGCGCGTGCTTGACGCGATTGCAGACCGCCACGGCTACACCGGCAAGGACGAAGCCGGCAAGGACCAGACCAAAGGCCAGTTTGCCAAAGAACAGATAACCGACTGGCTCAAATCCGAAGTACTGATGCACGAGCACGAGCAGGCCATGCGCGACGCGCGAGCTGCACTCCCACCGCTTGATCTCGGCTAGAGTCGGTGGTTATCGTCAGGCGGCTTGACCTGCGTCCAGTGGCGGTCAACGGGCCTGTCGAGGTACCGCTCGTCACGCGTGCGCCACCGTTCGATGGCGATGCCAACCACCAGCACCACCAGCAAGCCGATGAACAGATAGTCAAACGGTATCATGCTGTTCATCCTCGATTCCTATTTCCGTGCCGACGATCATCAGGTGGATCAACGCAGTCTCACACCACACCTTCGCAGTCTCCACATCGGGCAGCCTCCGCTTGACCGCATTGAAATACTCGAACGGGTTGACGTAGTAGACGACATTACCAACCCACGAGCCAGCTTCCCATTGTTGCACGCGGAGCCGATACGATTCATATTTCACGGCGTCGAGCAAGGAATACGCGCTGTACTCACCATCGGCGTGTGGTCCCTCTATCCAATCCGGTTTAAGCATGGGTCTATCCTTCGCGTATGAAACCTTGCGCGATCTTGCGCTTATTCGTCCCGTTGGATCGTCCACCCGGCATTGACCAGGACCGCGCGGGCAGCGTTCCACTTCTCAATGCCGGATCGCTCGGCCAGGCCGCGCGCCTTGCGGAACTGCGGATACTCAGCGTCGGTGATATTGCCCGCACCCCAGCCCAGCTCATGGTCATGCTCGGTAAACTTTACAAGCCATACAGCGGCGCCAGATGGCGCGATAGCCATAAGACTGCGCAATGGGGGCGTTATGAGTCGCTCCGTGGCGTGGAGCGGCCCTGGCGGGCGTCTGGTCATCTGACCCTCCCGATGCGATACCAGTACCACCAACGGATGATGAACGCGGGCAACGCCTCAGCGAGATCGGCCAGGCGATAGCGGATGAACTGAATCATCATGTGTACCCCTTTCGCTGAACGGATATTCCTTTGGCCGCGCGTGGAGATTCGTTTTGAAATAGACCTTGCAGCCGGCCGCGCGTGCCTGGTTCACAAGGCTCTCGATCCATTCCCACGGTGGATCAAATGCTGGTGCCTGCGTGCTCTTGGTCTGCCCGCCAATCACGATCCAGTCGAACATTTCAAGTGATGTGAAGGTGAGCGGTTCGAGGAGCGGTTCGCACGACAGCCACTTGAGGCCGGCCTTGACCTTGCGGAATGCACGCTCGGCACTCGCAACGCGGGCCTGGCGGTCAACTGTGCAGCCAACCCACGCATTATCCGGCCAGGTCTGCTCAGACAATCGGATCGGGAACTTGGTGAGAAACAGAAAGTTCCACTGTGGGGATTTGCGTACCGTGTCCAGAACAGCATCGATCCAGGGTTGTGGTACCCACTTGCCGAACAGATCAGCCATGCTACAGGTAAAGATATTCTTATAGCCGATCTGCTCTTTGGCGTGCGTGGGCGGCTGCTGGTAGCGTGGAATGGTCAAGCGGTGTGGCAGTATCGCGGCGTCGAACTTCTGCGGATAGTAGCGGTTCGCAATATCGCGGGCATAGCAGTAGATGCAATCGTGATAACAGCCGGTGATTGGATTCCACGACCAGAACGCCCACTCAATGTTGTCTGTCTTTTGAAAGTTCATCTTGCCGCGTGGTGGATGGAGCAACGCGCCACTAATGAGTGCTTGCTGAGCAGCGGCTGTCATAGCGTCCCACTCGAAAAGCGTATACGCGTCTTGCATGGCGGGTGCATCCTTCGACGTCTCAGCATCGGCAACGGCGATGTGCCCATCGTCCTTTGCTTTCTTATACGCCGCGTGAACACTCTTGTCATTAAGCACCGTGCGGAGCTGGTCAGCATGGCGGGTATCGCCGGCCTCGGTGAGTTTGTCTATCACCTCGACCACGGCTGCGGCTTGCGTGACTTTCGGGTGTGACATGCCGAGCTTATCAGCAACGATCTTGCGGGCATCCCCGTTTACTTCCGCAGAATTCTGCGGAAGTAAAGATCGGACCGCTTGCCGCCGCCGAGCGCGTTCGTGCTCAATTTCAAGGGACGCAGCAGCTTCACGACCGACTTGATAATTGGTTTTCTCACGTTGCCGGTTACTTTCAATCAATGCCTCAAGGATGTCGAGATCATCATCCGATCCATAGATCACAACCGGAACATCGGCCAGGCCGACGCGTTGCGCGGCAATCAGGCGGCGGTGTCCACTGATGATCGTCCCATCGTGGGCAATCAGTAACGGATTGAGTATGCCCTTCGACCTGACACTCTCAATCAAGTCTGCGTCGGCACTATCGCCGTAGATCGCAGCGTTGCGGGGATGCGGATGAAGGTCTGCTATCGTGCGAGTATACATATCCATCCTTATAGCAATTCAAGCGGGATTGCTTGCTGGTCGAGTTCGGGCGGTTGCTTCGGTCGGAACGTGACATTGTGCAAGATAGCTTGACCTTCCTTGCTTTCCAACCGATACACGCCGTTCTTACGCCATTCGGGGAATCCGGGCCAGTTGGTACCGATGATATAGGTCCAGCATGACGCCTTGCGTGGTGTGCGGATGAGCCAGTAGTCTTTCTTGATTGCCGCGAGTCCTTCCGGCAACGTGATGTCAGGAATCCCGCGATTGTAGCGGTAGCCATTCACCCGCCGCACATCATTGGTCCGGCAATACATAAAGAGGTCGAGCCGTTTGGCTTGCGGATGAGCAAAGATGTCTCGTAACACGTCCCACGATGGCAATCCGTTTGGATCGTGATGAATGATGCCGGCGGGTTGCCCTGCCAGCGTGCGAATGTGCTGTGGGACGACGAGTGCATGATCGCCTTGAACCACGCGTGTATGGTCGTCAATGCCGATCCGATCACGCAACTCCACGGCTGATCTGCCATCCTGCTCTATCATCAGGGCATGATATGACAGCTTGAATCGCCTGATGGTATCAAGGAAGAGCAACGGACTCCCGTGGATTTGCAGTTGTGGCGCTATGCCTGGTCCGGCGTTCATATCAATATATTCATAGCGTGGACACCAGACTTTCTCGCTACATATCGTCATATGCAAGTTGAGCAGGGCCGCAAAGAGATCGAGCTTATCTTCGGTATCTCGACCTTCACCATAGGTTGCGCGTCGTTCGCTCATGGCTGCACCCAGTCAAACGCGCGCTTCTTTGCGGGGAACGCACGCATTGATCCCTGCCTGATTGCTGCGGCTATGCCAGCCGGACCAACCGTGTCAACCGGCGTTTGCTGCATCCGGTCGGACTCCTCACGCATCGCACGAGCTGCTGCGATGAGGTCCGGCGTCACGCTCGACGGCGTGGTCTGGGGGAGCGGTGGCACGTCACCACCAGCAAGCCAGTTAGACCAGAGCGTCGAAGCCGGACGCTCCGCAGTAGACGCGGCGACGAAACGCTTACAGCACACAATATCGTGCTCAGTCGTAACCGTGCCGGCGTCTACCGCTTCAACCGCTTTGGAGCGCCATACGCCCAGGGCGACGAGTTGATCGACCAGCTCGGCGCGGCGTGTCTGCTCACTTTCGATCTCGCACGCATCAACAATCTCCACGTCGATCCGCTCTCCATCGTCGTCTCTTTCGTAAACATCTCCTCCACCACCACCACCACCACCGGGAATCAACCGGAGGACTGGCGCCGGAGGAGGTATGGTGGTGGTTGTTAATTGGGTCTTGTTAACGTGGGTATTGTTAATATGGCTGTCAACCACAGCAACAGGGGGTGTTGCTGTGTGATACCCCCCCTGTTGCAGAGATACAGGGGGGGTTGCTGTGGTTGACAGCGGTTTGGCTTGGCTGTCAACCACAGCAACAGCGGTAGCACCACCGCTGTCAACCACAGCAACAGGGGTTTTGCTACCGCTGTCACTTTCTGCAACAGCGGTTTTAGCAACCTGGATCAGGGTGTAGATATTGGTTGTCTGACCACGGACAGGCAGCCGGCGAACGTCTACATGGATCAGTTCATGCCGTTCTAGGATGTGGATTGCTCGGAGGACGGTTGCCCGGCTGAGTCCGAGGTCATCAGCTAACGTCTGGTGCGACGGGTAACAGGTTCCATGATTGTCGGCGTGGCGCGTGAGCGACATATAGACAGCAAACGCATTGACGCCGATGAGACGGGCATAGCGGTCGTAGATCTCATTATCGGCCCAGAAGTGGCCGGGCCGACGCGCATCCCGCGCAATCCATTGTTCAACACTCATGGTGTTTCCTCCCGTGGGGGTTGCTGGCATGCGGCCAGGCGCAGCTCACGACGAAGCCGAGCAAGGAATCGCGGTCCTAGATTGGCCGCGATCTCGGCTTCACTCTTGGCTGCTAGGAAGTCGATTGAATCCTGACGCCAGCCATGCTCCGTGAGCAGCTCGCGGAGCTCGCGGGCAAAGTCTGATTCAGATGTGGTACTATGCATGCTCATAGAACCTCAGAATACAAAGCCGCCTCGACGTTTTGCCCGTCGAGGCGGCTGCTTTTAAGTCGGCGCACGATGCGCCCATCGGTGGTAGAGTTCGGACACCCTCCTGAGGGCAAAAGTCAGGAGGTCAATATCCCGGGCCACGCGGGACCGCATATCACTCGTGGCTCGGGATCTTCACGTCGCGTTCACCTCCTGCAACACTACGAGCGACAAACACGGGTACACTAGCACCTAGCTGATCCACCGGACGGGACCGCACATCACTCCCGATGCATCAGATCACGTCACTGACTTACCTGATACAACTGGCGAGTGACAGACTCTAGTGATGGAGTCCTGTCATGAGCTACCCAATGGTCCCGATCTCGACCTCGGACCTGGCCGAGTCCTTTCTCGACGCCAAAATCGCCAAGGGCCTGTCACCCAAAACGATCCACACCTATCGTGAGCGCCTGGCGCTCTTTGTCGCCTGGCTGGGTGACGGCACAATCACCCGCGACAATCTGCGCTTCTACCTGGCCCACCTGCAACGCAATCCCAGGCTGAGCAAGGCCACGGTTGCGGCCTATTTCCGCGACGTTGCCGTGTTCTGTGGTTGGCTGGTGACTGAAAAGCTCTTAGAAGCAAACCCGGCCTATAAGCTCGGGCCGCGTGTTCCCAAACGCAGGCCGCCGCACTACACCGAGTACCACGTTCGGCAACTGCTGGCCGTCTGCGATGCGCGCGACCGGGCGATCGTGATCGTGCTGCTGGATACGGGCCTGCGTGCCAGTGAGCTGACGAGCCTCAACCGCTCATCGTTCGATTGGGACACGGGCGGCTTCACGGTGATCGGCAAGGGTGACAAAGAGCGGGCCGGCTGGCTGAGCTCCTACGCCCAGGGTGTGCTCGTCGATTACCTGGACACGCGACACGATCGCAACCCGGCTGTCTTCACCGGGACGAAGGGACGCCTAACGCCGATCGGGGTCCACAAGATGCTCCATCGGCGCGCCGAACAGGTCGGCATCCGCGACGATGTGCGCCGGCTGATCCATTCGTTCCGCGTGACCTTTGCCAAGTCGTTCATTCAAGAGGGCGGCGATCTGGAATCACTGCGCGAGCTGCTCGGCCACGCCGACATCAGCATGAGCGCGTTCTATGCTCAGCTCGCGGATTCGGAGTTAGCTGAGGTCAAACACCGCGTCAATCCACTCGGTCGGATGATCGCGGGCGCAAGGATACCTGATTCTTACGAGGATAGCTGATTCAGACGCCGGACCGCGTGTTCTGGATCAGTTAGTTGAGGTTCGAATCCTTGTACCCCAGCCACAACTTAGTCGAGTCCACGGTGGACTCTGGATCATGTTCACCTGGTAAAGAGCTTCGAAAGGGGTTCTGTACCGGAGGTATGTGGGGATACTGACCCGTCGCCAAACTGAGCAGTAGAACCACAAACGAAGCGCCCGGACTAACAGCCTAATAAGCTGGTGTTAGTCCGGGCGCTTCGTGTTTCATCGTCACTTCGAGCTCGCTTTTTGGGCGGCCAACCTTTCGTTCATTCTTGTACGCTTCGATTTCTTCCCGCGTAAAGAACCAATAGCGTCCGGCAACTTGCCGTCCCATACGCCCTGCCTGCGCGAGTTCCGTGATGCGCTGGCGCGTCACGCCCAGCTCGCGCGCTGCGTCAGCGCCGGTCAACATATCATCAAGTTCCTGTAGCACCGTCAGCCCCTTTCCTGTGTCAACGAATATACACCGAACACTTGTGCGTGTCAACCATTTTCCAACCGTTGCCGAATAAATCATTGACAAGAGTAATGATAAGATGCTATAATCCTTTTTGTAGTCAAGGATTGTTCGGAACGTCGGACGGAACACAACAGCCCCGCAGGATCTAGTACATCCCACGGGGCCACGCATGGAGTAGACCATGACAGCTCAAATGGTAACACGGACGGTCACACCGGAGATGCTCACGGCAGGGTCGATGCTTGTTCGGATCGCCCATCCCGCCGATGCGAGCATGGCGCGGGCACTCGGCAAGGCCGAGCAGCGGTTGATCGACCAGGCATGGACGATCACCTGTGGCATCCTGCAGATCGCCTCATTCAGTCACCCGACGGATGTCAACGCCACCGACGGCCTTGAGTGTTCATGCCCCACATCAAAAGGTGTGTGCTATCACCGGGCAGCCTGGTTCATTCTTTCGACCATTGCCGCGTCGGGCATCAACCCTGTCGCGCCGATTCCGTTGCCGCTCTGTGTTGCCGAGGGCGATGACGAGCCGGGAAGTTTCTTAGATGGCGACTTCGACGGCTTCGCTGATGAGTCGCTGACAGGCTGGGACGAGTACGGCGATGTGATCCCGATGGCCCCGGTCGCTTTCGAGGAAGTTGACTACCTCCCGGTGTATGTGCCACTGGTCCGGCGCACACCGGCGCGCAGTGCGGAGCTGGTGCCCGCGCCCGGCTCTGACTTCGCCCGCGCCCAGGCCCTGGCTGATGAGCTCTTTGCAGCGTGATGGAGGGCAGCATGATCACGCTGAACACCTGGGCCGATCTCGCTGAGCTTCTGGATCTCATCCACGAATTGACCAGCGAGCACAGCCTGACTGACGAGGCGGCATTTGTGGCCGCGTGTGCCGAGCTGCCGGCGCTGCTGGAGCTGCCGGCGTCAACGCGGTATGCGCCGGCGCGCGTCGTTCTGTTCGACGATGACGGCCTCCCGGCGCGGCTGGGGGCCTGGTAGGTTCTCATGGAGGGAAGTATGGCAATTATCGCGTTTCTTCGCAACGACACGCGCACTGGCGAGGTCGAAACATGGTTTGAAGTTATGGACCAGGACGGCAAGACTATTGCCGTGGTAGACACAGAGAAGCAAGCTCGCAGCCTTGCGCCTGATGCTGTCATTGATTGGGATGAGGTCCGCTACCGGCAACGTCTCGCAGGGCAAGCCTGGTAGGGCTCTCAGCTTCCCCTCAGCATACTCTTATCCGTTCCCAAGACCACCGCTACACGAGTCGGTAGACTCCGACTCGTGTGCACCTTGCTTTTGTATTTTCTGAGAGGACATTGCAGTGTTTAACCGTGTACTTACTATTCTCCTGGCCGTTTGGCGTATCCTTGTGGCCGTTTGGCGCGCCTATGTGCGCCGTGTGCGTGCCGCAGAGGGCAGCCGCCAGATGGCCTGGATCATCGTGCCGATCTTCGGCCTGATCATGCTCTTTGGTATGCTCACGCCAACAGCCCCAGCCGCGCCCACCTCGGCTCGGCAGAAGTCGCCGCCAACCCGCACGTCAGCGCCAACCCGCACGCCGCGCCCACCGCGCAACACCCCGACCACAGCGCCCGACGTTGAGCAACCCGCAGCTATCGAGCCGACCGCAACGATCGAAGTGCCGGCCGAACAACCGACCGAGGCGCCGGTCGTCGACGCGCCTGCATCTGCGGCGGTGAGTGGCCCAGTCGCGCCCATCGGCGACGAGTGCCCGCCCGAGGCCATGATCAAGGGCAATCAGGGCACCAGCGGGTGGATCTATCATCGGCCAGGCGGCAGCTCGTATCGCCGCACCGACCCCGAGCAGTGTTTCGCGACGTCAGCCGATGCCGAAGCTGCCGGCTATCGAGCAGCCAAGCGCTGACGGCACAAGAGTTGATGGACTGGACCGAACGCTAGGCGCAAGCCCTGGTCATACGAACGGCTGCACAATGATGTGCAGCCGTTCGGCATTTAACGGTGCTCCCGTTTCAACGATTGTACCAGTGGTTCGTACTGGCCGAGATAGTCAATCACACACGATTCACACCAGGCTCTTGCCCACATATCCAAAATATACGGATCATCATTGGCGATCCGTTCCTTGCATATAAGACAGATCAGGATCGGTGTTGCTTGCGCTGGCATCCGGCGATTCTCCCATGGGGGCAGGGTGCGACCTTGACCGTCACCCCCCAGATTAAGCCAGAGGTCGCTGCCCTGATGCTACAATCCTAGCATGGATACTGACCCGCTGGTCTGTCTGGTTCGTCCCCTCTATGACGAGGACGGCACCGTGTATGCACCTGCCCGATCACTCATGGTTGTGGTCTATCAACAACTCGGCTTTATTACCACGTTCTGCCGGCCTGGTACGCGTGACCTGTACTACCTGATGGAACCTCCGTTGCCGTGGACCGCCACATAGCTTTTGAAGATGGCCCTTTGCACCTGCTATCGTAAACAGAGCTTTGCATAAGCTAAGGAACCTGATGAGATTTTGTTATGCCGACCCGCCCTACATCGGGCAAGCGCAGAAACACTATAGCCATGATCCGAACTGCGCGGAAGTTGACCACGCGCTACTGATTCCGCAGCTGCAGCGCGACTATCCCGATGGTTGGGCGCTCTCGTGCTCGTCTCCGAGCTTGCAGCAGATTCTTTCGTATTGTCCTACTGATGTCCGGGTGATGGCCTGGGTCAAGCCGTTCTGTGCGTTCAAGGCCAATGTGAATCCGGCCTATGCGTGGGAACCAGTGATAGTACTGGGCGGGCGCAAGCGCACACGGCAGCAACCAACCGTCCGTGATTGGCTGGCCGAGAGTATGACACTTCGGAAGGGTCTGACAGGCGCAAAGCCAGTAGCGTTCTGTTTCTGGATTTTTGATGTGCTGAACATGCAACCCGGCGATGAGTTGATCGATCTGTTTCCTGGCACCGGAATTGTTTCCTCGATCTGGCAGATGTACCAGGAACGAGAGCGCGGTGAGCAGATCGACTTATGGCCGATGATAGCGGCGTAGCTATTGTGAATCAGCAAACACGGGAATACCCCTCCACTCTGCTATACTCCGAACCGTCCGGCGCTCTCGCAGGGGCCAGACAAATAGAAACGCACCGATGGTATCAATCGGTGCGTTTCCCTTACCCTCAAAGGTACTGCCGATATACTAACCACCCTAACCACCCTAACCACCGTCTAACCACCGTCTAACCACCGTCTAACCACCATGTGACAGTTCTTGACACAACCCGTATAATCGAAGTGACCGCACAGTCGAGCGCGTAAGCGTATCCTGTGCGGTTTCCCGCGCGCGCTCGGCTGCTACGGGCTGAGGCGCAATGGACTTACTCATCTTCTTAGTTGTGGCATTGGTCATTCTGGCCTTACTCGGCTGGATTCTGACGCTCATCCCCATGCAACAGATCCTCCGCAACATCATCATGGTCATTGCCATCGTGATAGTCATTCTGATCCTGCTCCAACGCCTGGGCTACCTCTAATGACCGAGCTTGATGCAAAGCTCACCGTGTTGGTCCATCTGTTAATCCGGCTGTTTGTGTCCATGCTCGTGATCCTGTTCCTCACCGTGCTTGTGGCGATGCTTGTGGCCTTGCGCCAGGTTGGGGTGCTATGACTGAGCTTGACCAACGCTACCGCAAAGATCTACGCCACCCGGCTGGATTCGGCTATGGCCGCGTCTCATCTTCGAGCGGTGACTGGACAGGATGGCGACCCGGCAAAGCTACCTCACTGGTCATCCATAGCACCAACGGCAATAAAGGGTCAACCCTGGCAGGCGAGGCCGCATTTCTGCGCGACAGTAAGAACGTCTCGTGTAGTGACCTCATTGGCAAGGATGGCACCATCGTTGAGATATTGCCGGCTGGCATGGTGCCCTGGCACGCGGGCAGTTGCAAGCCACCGTTCGCCAACCACCTCTCCATCGGTATCGAACTGCACCATGCGGTCGGGGAGGCCTACACCTCGAAGCAGATGCAAGCCCTCACCGAACGCGTTCTTGAGTATATCGCCGTCTACCATCTCCCGGACACCCTGATAGAGACGCATCGGTTTATTGCGTTGCCGGCTGGCCGCAAGGTGGACCCAAGCGATTGGTCCGATGATGAGTTCTACGCCTGGCGCGCGAGCCTGTATAAGACCGACCAGCCGCTGGGAACCGTTGCGGTTGACCCACGCCTCAAAGCCTACTGGGAAAAGTCAGGTGGTATCTGGCAGAAGGACCGCTTTGCACCAGGCTATGCCCTGACGCCACTCACCAACGGCGTGCAGATGTTCGAGCGCGCCGGCCTGCGCCTGCATCCGGATGGGCAGATAGACGCGTTATTGCTGTCGGAGCTGGTCTGATGAAAACACCGCACGACACGCTGCTCGTCCGTCAGCTCCTCGCACCCGGTATGCCGCTCGTCTCAAAGGTGTACCAATGCGGCACGCAGATGCTCATCCAGTGGCGCAACCGTCCTCACGCGCTTGACCTTGAGGTCCACGAAGATGGCCGCGCCGAGTGGGAGTACGTCAACCTGGCAACGCAGGAATGGTGGGAGTTGGACCAGGACGCCGACGAGCCGATAGCAGCGGCTGCATGGAGCAAGCTCAGGCTCGTCACCGAGAGGCGGGCCGCATGAGACGATTTAGCTACATCCTCGCCGCGATCATCTGGTTGCCGCTGATCATGTCGAGCGTGCCCGTCCCACCAACCGCACCGACTGAGCCAATCGTGATTGATGTGCCGCCGTTCGGAACGGGCCTCAACTTCACCAACCCGCAGATCATCCGTGACCGTGCGGGCGTGATATGGGCGGCAACCCGCGCCGATAGCTCAATCGGTGGGCTGGTGTGGCGCGTGGATGGCTATCAGGGCACCGCACCCGGCCAGCGTGGGACACCAACGCAAGTCAACCCGACCAACCCGACCCAGTTCTTTGCCAACGGTGAGTTGGTCGTGATGCCGGACGGATGGCTTTGGTACGTGACCGTGCAGATTGATAACCTACGCGACCGTAACCCGTTAGCGCAGACCGCGTGGCCTGTACCGGGATGGACACCATGATCGTGCCGATTGCAAGTCAATCAGGCGCGCAATCGCGATATTTAGATATCTAAATACGGACAACTATGCCATTTCAGAAGGGCTGGAAAGGTGGTCCAGGCCGGCCACCGCAGAAAAAAGAAGATGGTGAGCAGATGGTCCTGCTAACCGTCTTTGATGAGGCAGCAGAGCGCGCGGCGACGATAGCGATGGTCAGACAGGCCAAGAAAGGCAACGTCGCAGCGTTCAAAGAGTTGATGGACCGCAAATACGGCAAGGTAAGCGAGAACGTCGATCATGGCGGCACAGTCGTTATCCAGATCCGAGAAGAGCGGGCACGGGCGCCCTCTGGGCACAAGATCCTCGACGCCGATTTTGGTTGAGCAGCCGAGGCTCCATCCCGCGCAGCGCACAATCGTCGCCGGCCACGCTCGGCAGACGGTCGTGTGCTGTGGCCGCCAGTTCGGCAAGTCAACCCTTGCTCAGCATCAACTGATGACCAAAGAGATGATCACGCAGCCGACCGCCTACTGCGCGCCTACTCACAAGATGCTCACGCAAGTGTGGCGCGAGTTGTGTGAACGGCTTGACCCAATCATTGTTCGCCGCCAGGAGCAAGCACACCGGATTGAGTTGATGAGTGGCGGTGTGATTGAAGGCTGGTCACTCGATGATCCCAACGCGCTACGCGGCCGGCGCTACAAACGGGTGATTGTCGATGAGGCCCGCCTCGTGTCCGATCTTGAACACACCTATTTTGCTGTCATCCGTCCGACGCTGGCACGGCTGCGTGGTGATTGCTACCTGATCTCGACACCGGCCGGCCTCGATGGATTCCATGCTCTGTTTCAGCGTGGCATGAATAAGGAATCCGGCTGGTCTGCGTTCCGCTTTCCAACCCATGCAAATCCCTACATCGCAGCCGCTGAGCTTGACGATATCAAGTCAATGTTACCCGCGACGGTGTACGCCGCCGAGATACTGGCCGAGTTTGCCGATACCGGACTCACCGTCTTTCGTCAGGACGATATAAGCGCGGCTGAGGATGGCGCAATCGGTGAGACAGCACCCATCACCGGACGGCGCTATCTGACCTCAGTGGACGTAGGCCGGCGTCAGGATGCGACCGTGATCGCAACCGTGGATACAACTGCCGATCCGTTTCAGCTTGTCGCGTTTGACCGTTTAGAACGTATCCCCTATCCGGTGATTCAGGCGCGTATCGCCGAGCGCGCGCGGGCCTATCCCGGCCGGCTGATTATCGAGAGTAATGGCGTCGGTGATCCCCTCATCGAGAATCTTGACGTGTACGCCGAGCCATTCGTGACCACGGCAAAATCAAAAGTGCAAGCTATCCAATCGTTGCAATTGCTGCTCGAACAACGGCGCTATAAGGCCAGATGGTCAGACCAGGCCAGGCGCGAACTGATGACCTACCAGTGGGATGACCGTTCTCTCACGCAGGATTGTGTGATGGCTCTAGCAATCGGTGCCGCGCATATGCGGATTCCGACAAGCGCGGGGATCTGGTGATGAGCACACGTCTGACAACCTTCACCCGCGACCGTCTGGTCAAGGCCAGTACCCGCTCACGCGATGCGACGTTTACGGCAGTTGGCGGCAGTTTGCGGTCACTGGCAACGTCAACGCTGTCACTGATTGCGGGCGTTGAGAAGCGCGGCTGGTCCATCGGGTTGGACGGCTACACCGCCCGCACGATTGACGCCTCCGATACCGGGACACTGCTCCAGCAGCTCACGCTCAATGAGATCGTGTATGCCTGTATGCGCGAACGCATGAAGGTGCTGATCACGCCCGCGTTCGTGGTAGAACGCCGCCAACCGGATGGCTCGTATCTGGTAGATGACCGGCACGCACTCACGGCACTCTTGCGCCGTCCTGGTCCGAACATCGATACCGCAACCCTGTGGCGCTGCATGGAGGCATCGTACGCATCGCTCGGCAGACTGTACCTGGAACCAAGCTATGGTCGTGGTGGCGGCCTTGCGGCACTCAATCCGCTCAATCCATCCTACATCACCGAGCGCTTTACGGATGGTGCGCTGGTCGGCTATGACTGGTCACCACCGGATGCGCGCATGGTGCGCTTCGGTGTGGATGACCTGATTGTGCGCCGAGCGGTTGACTGGGCAGATGTGCCGCCGCTGATTGCCGCGCTCGGCGCTGTCGAGGCCGACCAATTCTCGAATGACTTCATGCGCGGCTTCTTTGCGAACGCGGGCGTGCCGTCCGGTATCGTCAAGGTCAAAGGCTCCTGGTCAAAGGAACTCACTGATGCCTTCCGTGGGACGTGGATGGAACGCTTCGGACCAGGGGGTATGGCGGCCGGCGGCCCGGCGATCTTCGATGAGAACATTGAGAGTTATACAAGACTCGGCGTCAGCTTAAACGAATTGGACAATGAAACTTTACGCATGTTCATTGAAACACGTATCTGTATGTGCTTCGGTGTGCCGCCGCTGATCATCTATGCGTATGCCGGCCTACTCAAAGCAACCTATAGCAACCTTCAAGAGGCATGGGCGAGCTACTGGGATGCGACAGCACTGCCACTTTTGAAAGAATGGCAAAATTGGATCGACTTTGCACTCCTTACCCAATACGAAGATCGTGATGATGTGCTGCTCGGTAACGTGCGGTCCAGGTTCGATCCAACGGGCATAGGACCATACCAGGAAGATGTCGACGCGAAGATCACGCTCTACCGCGACGCCTATGATGCGGGCGCTGTCACGATGAACGAACTACGCGCCGTGATGGGGCTGGCTGGCCATCCTGACGGCGACGTATTCAAGGCACCACCGTCACCACCCGTTCCGTGGCAGCTCCCACCAACAGACCCGCAGGAGGCCCTGGCAGCCACCGAGAGCGACGAAGCGCCGATAAAGAGTCTGCCGATCGTGCATAACGTCAAAGCCAAGCCAAAGCCAACACCGAGGCTTGACGCCGATGTACAGAAGTACCTCAAGAATGAGTATGCGAAGGGCCGGCGCGTGGTCATCTCAGAAGGTGCTGAGGGTGCGGTCGTTGCACTCGAAGATGCGCTGGACAGCGGGACGGGGTTATTCGGCATCATGGGACCAGCCGAGCGCAAAGCCTACACCGAGTCATGGAAGCAGGCCGCACTCAAGATTGATTGGGACGTGACGCTCGATACGGGCGATGTGACCCGCGCGGTTGACCTCCTGGCCGAACGCTGCGTGGGCATCGCGGGCACGACCCGGCAAGAGATTGCCGACCTGATTATCAAGGGCACGCAGGAGCAATGGTCGGATGCTGAGATTGCCGAGAAGATCGGCGAACTGGGCTTTACCCGCTCAGCGGCACGCGCGCCACTGATCACCCGCACTGAGCTGGCAATCGCAAGCACGACCGCTGCCAGGGATGCGTACCAGGCCAGCGGCATTGTCTCTGAGCTTGAATGGTTGACCGGACCTGATCCGTGTCCAGAGTGCCAGGAACGCGACGGCAAGCACTATGCACTCGACAGCGCACCAGAGTTGCCAGCGCACCCGGCGTGCGTTTGTGATTACGCCCCGATTGTGGCCGCAACGATGGAGGTGGCACCATGAACTTCTTTGAGATCGACAAGTTGAAAGTCCTCTCTCCGGTGGATGGCGATGTGATTGTCGTCACTTGCCACGGTCATATGAGTGAAGCATTCGCAAAGCAAGTGAAAGAGAAGATCAGTGAAGCCTTACAGCTTGACGGCAAGGATGTACAGATCGTTCTGATTGATGAAGATTTTGAGTTCGATCTGATTCGAGGGGAGAAGGCTGTCAGTCTCAGAGCATTCCTGAACGATCCGGCGTCCCCATCGCTGAAAGGTGGTGTGACAGTATGAGTGACGATCTACGCGCGGCTGAGGCGTTGGCCGCGTTGCAATCACTGAATCCTGACCGCATTGAGTTCAAGGCCGATATACCGACCTCTGTCCTTGACATTGATAACCGTGATGTGACCACGCTCTTCTCGGTGGACAACCTTGATAGCGTTGGGGATATTGCCGAAGTATCGGCATTCAGGAAGTCGATTGCTGAGCGCAGCGGGCGCATCCCGCATTTATTCATGCACGAAACCGCACAGCCTGCCATCGCTCGGATACTTGAGTTCCAACCATTGACCCGCGCCGAGCTGCCGACCGATGTGCAACAGGAGCATCCTGAGGCGACCGGGGGGATGGCGTGCGTGTCACGCTACCTCAAGAGCGGTCGTGGCGCTGAGGTGTTCGAGGGTCTGTCGGAGGGTATTGGCTACCAGGCCAGCTTTGGGTATCAGGTGGTCCGGTCTGAAAACAAGACACTGAGCAACGGACGCAAGGCGCGCGTTATCAAAGAGTTGCGCTTGTTCGAGGTGTCCACAACCTTACCCGGCCACGCCGCCAACGCTGCGACCCGCACACGACTCGGCAAAGCCCTTGAGTTGCTTGAGGAAATGAAAGCAGGCTGGCGTCACGGCCAGCATAACGATATTGCCATTCTGAATCAGATCGCTGCCCTGGTCGCAAGCCTGGGCGCGAGTAATATCACGCTGATCGACGCCGCGCCGCAGGCTCAGCCCGCACGCACCTCGACTGTGATTGATGACCTTCTCTCCGAAGTCAGTTCAATCTACGAGGTGTCCAATGTCAGCATACGCGGCGAGATTGAAGCAAGACATGAAGCCGAAGCTGGAAGAGCTTCGTGAGTTAAACCTGATCGATGCCCCCACCGATGAGCAGAAGTCGGCAATCGACAGTCTGACCGTCTCACTCAGCACGATGAAGGCTGAGTACGACAAGGCCATCGAGCGGCACCAGAAGTCGCTCGGCGCCGAGTCAATGTTTGAAAGTCTCAGCGAGCCGGCACCGCAGCCGCGCGCCGTGTATGAGAAGTCGTCTATCGGCCAGCAGAGCGAAAGCAAGGGCTGGTTCGATACCGTTGTCGAGAGCAAGAGCTTCAAACGCGGCATTGACGACTTTATGAATGTCCGTGAAGTCATGCCGCTGACGAAGCTGTTCCCCGGCTTCTCTGAGGCCAAGGCGGTGTTCATCCCCGGCAACCTGGATAGGTCGGGTGGTCTGGTTGACGTATTCAACAGTGCGACCCAGCCGCGCAAGCGCCATCCGGTGCTTGACCTGATCCGCACGGTGCCGACCAACCAGTTCAATATCAACTATCTGCCGCTAACGTTCACGAATAACGCCGCCAGTGTTGCTTTAGGTCAGCCTAAACCAGAAAGTACGAACACTGGTGACATTTTGACTCTGACGCAGACGACAATTGCACATTGGAAGGAAACTGTCCGACAAGTATTGAAATACATCCCGCAGTTGAGGGGTGAGATCGAGACTGAGTTATCGGAAGGCGTGCTGGAACGACTGGAAAACCGCGTGCTGCACGGCACCGGCGTTGCGCCACAAATGAACGGCGTACTCAATCAGGTCACTAACACCGCAGGCGGCGATGACCTGATTGAGCAGCTTTTCAACGCCACCGCATCGGTTGAGTGGGCGGGTGGCGTGGTTGACGCGATCCTGGTCAATCCGCTTGATTGGGGCAAGTTGGTTGAGTGGGAGTACGGCAACAATGCGAACCACCCGGTCATCACCGCCAACTCCTTCAACGGCTATCCGGTCGTCAAGTCGCGGTCACTGGCGGCTGGTCAGGCCATTGTCG